ATCAGGGTTGTTTATTTCTTCTTCTGCCCTCTTTGTACGTTCCTTTTCCGCTTCTTCTTCGTTCTTTATACGTTCCTTTTCCGCTTCTTCTTCTTGTTGTTTTCTCCATTGGTTATATCTTTCTTTATTTATTCTCTCTGCTTCCTTTTCGTGTTGTCTTCTTTCTGCTTCTCGTTTGTCTTGTTCTTTTTGTAATTTGGCGTCCTTTTTTATTTGTTCCTCTTCTCTTATTTTGTTCAGTCGTTCTGATTCTACTCTTTTCTTATCTCTCTTCTTCTTTTTTACTACGGCTTCGCGTTCTCTTTCTTTTTCTAATTGTTTTTTTTCTTCACGTGTGGTATAAGACGGATCTAAAAATTTACGCCATAGATATTCGGTGTCTATTTTCCTTTTTTGATCGTCATTTAAATTACTTCTCTTCTTCAGGTCTTCAATCGATTTTAATATTTTTCTAGCTTTTTTCTCTTCTTTTTCTCTTGATAGATCATCAGATTTTTCATTTATATCTAAATTATTGTAATAGTTGGACATATTTTATATGCTATTTTAAAAGTTTATTTGGTTGATAAAAAAAATACTTTTCAGTATCAATTTTTATTTTTATATGATTTTTATATGATTTTTACGTTTATTTGATTTTTAATACGCCTCTCGCATCATTGTACGAATGGTTCTGTTAATGCGACAAATATCCTTGTGTAATTCGATTTTCACAAAGCATCGCATACAAATCAGTATATCAATCAGCGCATTATGAGTGTTTTTAGGAATTTTCTGAAATAGCTCGTTATGTAATTCGCTGAGCGTAGGATATTTGAAATACGCATCACCGTTTGGCCAAAAACGCTCTATTTTACATAGTTCCACGCTGTTTTTCATCGTGCAATAGGTATCATGAATATTCACTCTGATTTTATTTCGAATTCCTTCTACTATGACCATTCGTTTATCAAATGAAACATTGTGTCCCACTAGCAAGTCAGACATTTCTGAGAATTTATTGAATTTTTCTAGAGCTTGTTCGATTGAAATACCTTTATCTGCAAGCATTTCACGTGAAATATTGTGGATTTTTTGACTTTCTGGTTGTATGACCACATTCTCGTCGATGGAAATATAGTCATCTTCCAATGTAACAATATCATTGGTTTCACTATCATAAACGATATACGATAGTTGAATAATATGAGGCCATTTTTGCGTCTCATAAATACTGGGATTCTTTCCCTCAGGTAATCCGGTCGTTTCTGTATCAAATATTAGTACTTTCATATTGATTGTGGTTAATTTGTCATTTCAACAAAACAGAAAAATACTTCAATTTTATGTAAATATAGAGCAAATGATTCCACACAATTTTAAACCGATTCAACAATAATCTTTACAAATACCATATGACTTGCGATGCCAGTTGCTAATGCCGAATTCCTTTATACCATCTAGATGTAATTTTGTACCATATCCTTTGTTTTTATGAATACTATATTTGTCTTTTAGTTCAGGATACTCTTCACATAATTCTTCAATATATTTATCGCGCTCCGTCTTGGCCAATATTGACGCAGCAGCTATCGCGCAATATTTATTATCACCTCCTTCAATACAAATATGCTTTACCTGTAGAAATTCGTCATTATTGAAACGCATATATGGTTTAAAATCGTTTCCATCTACTAGAAGGAAATATTCATTTTCATTATTACTCTCCATATCAATCACATTCTTGATACTATTATGCATACTTGACAATACTGACTGACGAATATTAATTTTATCAACAACTGTTTCATCATTGTAGGTAACACTCCATGCTAAAGCATGTTTTTTTATATGTTCGGCTGCTTCCAATATCTTTTTACTACTACTGAATTTCTTACTGTCTTTCATTGTATCATATTCGAATACGTCGTCTTTAGGTAATATGACAGCCGCAGTATAGACACGACCGAATAGAGGACCGCGACCTGCTTCATCAATACCGATTTCCAGCGTTTGACTCTCTTCATTATAGAATTTGGTCAGTGGTTCTTGTTTTGTTCTTGGCATTAGATATTCAGGTAATATAATTATGAATCATAATGATAATAATAGTTATATTCAATTTTATATTTTAAAATTTTCTTAAAGTATAATATAGAATGAAGTTTGAAAAAATACATTTGTTTATTATTCTGTTATTATCATTAGTATTTGCTGGCTTTTTAGGCGAGTTTGTACGCGAGGGAATGTCTTCCAATAAAGATGTTGTCGTAGTTGCCCACAAAACAGATGCCAGTAGTGCTCTTCCAACAGGAGTTCATTCCTACGATATTCCTCCAGGACAAGAAGATATGTATATTTTAAAATCGGAGGTTGTACCACCTGTCTGTCCGGTTTGCCCTCAGGCTTCTGCTTGTCCTAGACAAGAAAAATGCCAACCATGTCCTCCTTGTGGTAGATGTCCTGAGCCAGCATTTGATTGCAAAAAAGTACCCAATTATTCCAGTTCCAACGACAACTATTTGCCTAGACCAGTCATAGCCGACTTTAGCCAATTTGGTATGTAGATAAAAAATAATATGATAACAAAAATGTATATTATATTATTACTGATGTATTACAAAAGTACCATACCATATATGTAACTATATTATGCTTTTCTAGATTTTTTAGTCTTCTTTACTTTTTTGGACTTTTTGGACTTCTTGGACTTCTTGGACTTATTGGATTTCTTGGACTTCTTTGTTTTCATTTTTCTCTTAGATTTTCGTTTCCCTCCATCCAGTTCAGTAACACGTCTCGACGAAGTGGTGATATTAGCAAGAAAATCTAATCCGGCTTGAGGAGGAGGTACTAGCTCAGTAGCAGCAATAACCGCTTCAATTCCAGTTTGTGGAACAAAAACTGCTTGTGCATCAGGTGGTAGTTCATTTAGTACTTCATTCATTTCATTTTCTAGTGCCATAGTATTTGCCTTTCCTCCATTACCATTTTCAATCATAAGTTGAGACATAGTAATCATTCCAGGATAAGTATTATTTACAATTGTAGCAAAAGTATTTACAGTACCATTTATTATTTCACTGGCCATAGCAGGGGCCTTAATAATACTAGTAACTACCATAGTCATAAATGTAACTGACAATGGCTGCATTGCTAAAGCTTTTACTGAATGATCTATAATAGTAAGATACATCGTACATAGTGTATTACCAAGTCCCCATTGAGCAAAAACTCTATTTGTGACACTGTTGCATTGTCCATTATATATACCTTCGATTCCATCCCATATCGTTCGTGATGCCATTGAATCACCAGATAATACATATCCAGCTATAATAGCCAACAAAAACATATACATCTGTTTCAATTGTTGTGTTGTAATAGCTCCACCTCTTTGCTTTTTCATATTTTTTCTTTTGCCACCTTTTATAGGACATGTAGTTAAACCGGTTCCAACGTTTTCAACCTTAATACCTCCTTCAACTAATGCATTGGTGAATGATTCTAAACGTTTTTTTCCTTCTGGAGTCATTACAGGACACGAAGAACTTGACATTATATATAATGTTTAGAAAAAATAGAAATTAATAATTATTCACGTGTATTCTTACATTTTGCATCCATTTGAAATGTTTTACATTTTTCTTCTTTGGGAACAATCTTAATAATACATTTTGCCTTTTTTCCATAGAGTGGTTCAGTACATCCCTTTTCCTTGTTATTTTTACGCGTTTTGTTGAATATAAATTTTTTTGCTTTTTCGTCTAGACATCTTGCTCTGAAATGCTCGTATCTTTCTCTCACATCACAATACGTCAATCCGGAATCTTTTCCTAAATTTTTATTGATACGTTCATGAAGCCGATATACATATCTAGAAAAACTATTACGATCCTTCATACAGTCCATTGTCAAAGGAAATACCTTGTAATTTTTTTTCAAATTCTCTCTACAATGTTTGCATGGTAATATATTGACCAAGTTTAACATGTAGTCTCTGTAGTGTTTTTTATCCTTGTTGGTTGGTTTTACTGGATAGTTAAAACTCATTGTATGTAAAAAATGCCATTGAGCCGGTCCCCATACACTCACAAGCATACCATCTCCATCGCTAAAGTCTTTTTTGGAAAATATACGTTTGTTGGTCTTATTTTTACGTGACTTTATATTTTTACGCGATTTCATGTTTTTACTAGTTTTCATATTACATTATTTAGAGAAAAAATTTTACGCCTATATTATAATGAAAGATACGTATCAACAAATATACCAAGATTTTTGCAATAATACGAAATCTACCTTTTACATAAATGCAGTTGCCATACTCCTTATATTTTTATTTATAATCGTACCGTCACAGTCGTCTGATTTAGTAGCCTCATTAAAACCATCTACTAATACATTTACCAATGTAATTGCTAGATTACTAATAATTGGCTTACTATCCTACTCACTATACACAAATATCGTTTCATCAAATTCTTTATTGGACATTGATAGTATTTTTACAAGTCCGAGTTTAGCAATAGTTCGAAACAATTTTCTCTTAAATAGTGTTTTCTCTCTACTCATCTTATCATTTATAGCATACATATTCTATGATTTTATCAAATAATCAAAATAATACATACATTTGTCGGTAATTCGTTTTTAAAAACAACATTTTATATCTAAAAAATATATAATATGTTAGAAAGTATTCAAGAAGGAGCCTATAATTTACTTAGCAATACAAGATTTTGGATGATATTACTTGTGATCATATTCTTCTTAGTTGTAGCTGTATATGTTTATAGTAAATATGTCACTCCCATGGTAGATACTAAATTTCTTCCCAATAAAGAGTTTCACGATACGAGTGATTCGTCGGACGACGCACCTGAAGTAGAATTGTTTATCTTTACAGTTGAATGGTGTCCCCATAGTAAAAAGGCTATTCCTATTTGGAATGAACTAAAAGAAGAATACGATGGAAAAATATACAATGGACATAAGTTAATCTTTCAACAGGTAGATGGAGAAGAAAATCCTACTTTAGCAGATAAATACAAGGTGGAAGGATACCCCACCATCAAATTAGTAAAGGGTAATCAAATTATTGAATACGATGCTAAGCCTTCTTTAGAACATCTGAAAGAGTTTTTAAATAGTACTTTGAATTAGCTAGTTGTTTAGTTGCCTAACTCTTTTTCATAATGTAAAAATAATTCTGCAAACGTTTTACCTTCTTCTATTAATTCTTTCATCATTTCTACGTTTGTCAAATATTCAAACCATGTGGAATAATCTGCTAGTTTCTTATCACATATACATTTTAATTCATATCTGATTTGTTTAGGCTTAGAGTCTATTTGAATAAATTTAATAATTTTGCTCATTGATGCTTGTAAATACTGAAAAATGTTCATTTCATTATTTATAGTTTGTTCTAGGTTACTCCATTTGTTCTTAATTCCCAACACCTCGTCTTCACTACATTGTTCGTTTTGCAAACATTCATTTATGGGGTAATTATCGAATAAACTACCATCGACATAACATTTATCGCCTTCAATAACTGGTTTAAACAATATTGGAACGGCACTACTCATTTCTAGGGCTGTGATTAATGATAAATCAGGATGTGTTTTATGACTTAAATCTATTTTTTGAAATGAATTCATTTCCACCGTAAAGAAATGCAAATCGATATGATTGTATTCATAATACTCTTTTAATGTAATTTCCTTTGTTAAATCTTTCGCAGTTAATAACGGTTCCAACATTTCCTTTACCATACTGACTTGAAACATTCCTTTGTTGTAATACATATCAATGAAATTGTCAGGTTCTATTTTAAATACCTTATTCCAAGGTCTTTTTAAGAAATAATCATCCAATGTTTTCCAGTCATATTTTAATGATAGAATCACTGCACTAATAGCTCCAGCAGAAGTACCATATATCGACTTGATATTATCAATATGAATAAAATCTTTTTCAAATAAGTGCTTTATTGCACCATAGCATAAGAGTCCTGTAGGACCGCCGCCATTAATTACCAAATGTTTAATCATATATCTTATTCATATATGATTAATTCTGATTAAGTATTTTACTTTTTAAATATTTATTTATTTCCTAAGTCATATTCTACTTCCTCTGATATTTTACCATATTCTGTAAAATAATATTTATTAAACATTTTTTGTAGAACACCAATTATAGACAATATACCAAAACTAAATAAATAAAGCTTTATATGTCCTTCTATACATACTACTTTTGATGTTAGGTGATGATATAAATAAATTAACAATGAACCGATTAATATTGTAAAAAAATTATGTAACATATATTCTATATTCACGTTAAGTTCTACATAATAATTATCATCTGATAAATAATGTTTTATAATAAAATGGCTAAATAATGATAGTACCCACAGTACTTTTACAATTAATATGAATAATAATAGCATATTTAATTTTACATCCCTTTTCTCTGCCATATTATTGCTATACTAATTAAGGATATTATTTTTTTAGTTTGTATAAATACAGTATTTTCATTTTATTTTTTTCTATAGACAAAATAATATGAACATTTTTACACTATCTGATGAGAACGATTTAACAGATAAAATCAGCTTGGATGATTTGTTTGAAAAGAAGAGAGAGATTGCCGAGAGTAAATTAACATTGTATAACAAAATCTTAAATAGAATACATGCTAAAATTAAACTGACTTCCAATCAAAATCGAGGAAAAGAACAGTTTCTATGGTATTTAATTCCTGAAGTCATGATTGGTGTTTCAAGATATGATGTAGCCGAATGTACTGGTTATATTTTACGCAAATTGCGCGAAAATGATTTAGTCGTAAGATATACGCATCCGAATCTTATCTTTATTAGTTGGTCCCATTGGGTACCAGGCTATGTTCGTCAGGAATATAAGAAACAGACCGGTACTGTTATTGATGGATACGGCCAACCAGTCGATAAAACGCCTCAAATTGAGAATGGTAATAATCTTACGAATGCTGATCAGTCTCTTCTAAATAAACAAGGAACATCACTCGTCGTAACGAAAGAAAAAGACAAGGATTATAATTCCACTAAAAACTATAAACCAAGTGGTATTTATAATAATGACATTTTAGAGCGTATTCAGAACAAATTTACTACGTAATATTCATCTATTCAAAAGACGAATACGACAGAACGATGATGAGCGGATATAGTTTTTCAATATTACCATTTAACCAAAACTAATATCTCCCTATACCGAGTGTTCCGATACCCTGACAATGAGGGCATTTACAATATCCTTTTTCGGCTCTATATGTTTCTTCACAATAAGCGTGTAATTGAATATTACATTGAATACATTGGACACATTGGGTACAATCGTTATTATCTACTTGTTCCCAACAGATTAAACAATCCTTATTTTCGTTTATTATACGACTAGAATAGGTATTTCCCATTTTAGATAATTAATTGTTGATACTTATTATATTTATAATAAATATCAATTTTTTCTAGCAATTATCTTTATATATTTTGTAGCGCGTTTCGATTGATTTAATATGTAATATTCGCGTATCTCTCTACATATATTATTTAATTCTTCTTTACTATGTAAAAGACTTCATCATCTATTACATAATATATTCCACTCAAATATACAATCTATAAGTTACAATAGAGAGATTTTATCATAAAACATTACAAATATCACAGGTTTTATTTTATTTTATAATGAATTAATTATGTCCTTAAAAACTGAAACCAATAATTCCATTATGTATTCGCCTATTTTGACCGATAAATAAAACAGTCGTTTTCAGCTGTTTTTTACCCCCCTAAAACAAGTCACGGCATAATGACTTTTTTGATTTCAGTTTTAAGGGACATGAATTTCATGTAGGTAACTTGCGCTTGATGATTTCCATTTCTCAAAAAACCGAAAAAGTCATGTAGGGCATGTAGGTAGCCCCCTACATATGAAGGGGCTGTTTTTGACCCTAAAAAGCTTGGATGTCTTTGATAATAGTAGGTATTTCACTTTTACAACTTTTTTCAATTCTATTTTCAGATTTTTAAAATTCAACATGCTTTTTATGTGTAGTTTTTGATTTATTGAGATTACAAATGAAAAAAACGTGAAAAAGTGATTTAGAGCATAATGCTCTCATTTCCAAAATAAACTGTTTTCATTTGTTACTGTAATTTTTTAAGTATTTATGGAAAGGATTTAGGGGATTTTTTCTACTATCATATAAATGGTAGTAAATGGTAGTAATTTGTCCCAAAAAATCCCCAATATATTTTTCTGTAATTTCTGTAACTATAAATGTAGCAACAAAAAAGACTATAATAAACACTTGACCACTAGAAAGCATCAAAATGGTAGTAAAATGGTAGTAAAAATCCCCAAAAATCCCCAAAAATCCCCAAAAATCCCCAAAGATATTACAATGAATAAATATGTATGCGAGTGTGGGAAGACATACAAATGGGAAAGTGGATTATATAGGCATAAAAAGGTATGCACGTCGAGTTGTGAGACAATACAAGTAATCGATAAGACTGATATGACGCAAAAACTAGTCGAACTAATAACATCAAAGAACCAAGATTTTATGAATGAACTCGTCTCAAATATAACTAGTACAAACAAGGATGTCATGGAGAAGATGTTGGAAATAATGCCAAATATAGGTAATAATTCACATAACATTACAAATAGTCATAATACTCAAAATTTCAATATTCATATGTTTTTGAATGAACATTGTAAAAATGCAATGAATCTAACAGATTTCATAGATACATTACCTATAACAGCAGAAACATATGATCATACCATAGAAAATGGACTTACAAAAACAATAACCAATATGATAACGAATGGACTTAGTCAATTAGACATACTAGAGAGACCTATACATTGTACAGATGCGTCTAGAAAAACTATTTACGTCAAGGAAGAAGATATTTGGGAGAAAGATACTGAATTGGTGAAAGTTTTACTAGGTATAACAAAATTAGCACGAAAACAAAGAACCATGATAAACAAGTGGAAAGATGTAAATGAAGGTTGGGAAAAAGATGACAGCATACAAACAAAACTAACCCATTTAATATGTCATTCAATGACTGATATAGAGCACGATGATAAGGAAATTGGAAAGATTGTACGAACGATTAGCAAGAAAGTATATTTGGATAATGAATCAAAACAACAATATATCCATTGATAATAATTATATTTACATAAATCAAAATATAATTATGAATAAGATTTCCCTTGTTAATGGTGTGTAAATCGTTTTTGAATATACAACGTAATATTTATATTATTTCAGTATTTTGATTACATTTTCTGAGTAGAACCTACACACATGGAGTATAATAGACGATTAGTAAAATAACTCACGAATATAGGTAAAAATGATAAAATAACATGAAATAAACTATCTCTCTTTTTCTCAAAGATGAAAATATACAACGCAACGAGGATGACATAGACAAGAAGAATTAAATTAATCATGGTTAAATAGTAGAAATAATCGCAAAATTCGCTCCCTAAAGGCGACATAGCGGACATGATTGTAGATTGGTTTTCAACAAAGTTCATTATACTTTATATAAATAAAATAAAATGAAATCAGAGAGATTTATTAAACATAAATTAGCAACTTTATTCATTCAATTGTCGATATATTATTACTATTATATATATAATGAATTATAGTTTTATTCGAAAACATATCAATACATTTGCAATCCTTATATTTATCACTTCCTTCTTACTTTTGAATTATTTTCAACCAGGATTTATATACAATAATGACGGAACTTTAAGAGAGTTTGGACTAGGTAGCAAGAGAAAAACAATATTACCTATATGGTTAATAAGTATTTTATTAGGTATTCTCTCCTATTTAGCTGTATTGTATTTCATTACACTTCCTAAATTTAGATAATTTTAGATAAGTTTATTCACATACTTTATTCGTATGATTTATACACTGTTTGATTGGATTCAGACTCTTTTTGTTCTTCCGCTATCTTTTTCTCTTGGGCCATATAAGCCTGATGTCTTTTTTCCATTTCTTCTACAGACTTTGTACAACCAGAATTTAATATAGAATTGTAACTAATAGACGTAGTTAATGTTCCAGCTAAAGCATACCATATAAATTTAGCTATTTCATCCTTCATTTTTACGAAATTGGATAATTCTAGGTAGTGAGAATCACCAATACCAGATTTAAGTAAGCCACCTTTCGTCATACTTTCCCACCAATTAGGTAAATTCGATGCCGTCATCGAATTTATTAACAACGACTTGTCGTCATATACATTGTTTATAGCAGAGATCATTTCTGATTGATTAGGTCCCACTTTTTGAGCGGCCTTGTCTTTTAATATACTCTTCAAAAATCCATTTACACCTGTAATATAAGCGAATAAATAACCGATGGTATTTGAAAACGGACTTAACCAAGCCGGAAACACGAAAAGTAACAAGTTAATGGAACCAAAAACCAATAACCATGGAAGAAGTGTCGTTCTCAAGGCAACTCCATATTGCGCCGAGCCACATATTTCACTAGTTAATCCTAAATTTATGAAGAATTGTACCACGATTAATACTAAAAAATAAATAATCGTCCATATTTTAACCATTGATTCGGATTTAGTGTAATATTTAAATACGAAATAGATCAATGTTAATACTAGAAAAAATACGATTGATGTTGATGAATTTGTAGCAGCCATATAATAAATAGGTATAATTTAATTTGAAAATATAAAACTATATTTTAATGGAAACTTTACAAAATATCCGCCCTCGTTTAATTGAACCAGGAGTTAAATATTTCCTCAGTTCTTCTTTAGAACAATGTCATATTATCAAACATAAATATAATAATTTTCTTTATAATTTAGGATTATTTGCCGCATTTATAACTGTAGTAGGATTGACCTTGTATTTTAAATATAAACACAAAAATGATTTGAAATCACAAGAAGAAAAAAAGCGTCAAGAACAAGAGTACATTATGAACAAATTACGATTTATGCAGGACTATAGAAAAAATCAAGTGAATCATTTAGGTACAGATTTGTCTTCTTGGCAGAATAATCCGGAAGTTCAGTTTTATAATAGAAAAATGTTTTCTTAATCTATACAAGCATGGATGATAAATCATTATCAAGTGAAAATGTAAAAAAGGATGTAATTGACGAAGAATTTATGGAAAAGTTGAATGAATATTATAAATTAAAGAACAAATTCGAAACCAAAAAACAAAGCCAAATCAATACTATTTTAAAGAATGACAAATTAACTATGAAACAAAAACAAGAGAAATTTAGAAAATTAAAGACAAATTGTATCAATTGTAGTAGAAAGGTAGGTACTGTTTTCAAGAGTGATTCCGGAATATTGACAGCTATATGTGGGGATAATAAGTCTCCTTGTAATTTGGATATAAAAATAAATAGAGGCAAATTTATCAATTTAGAAGATCTGATAGATGTATTTCAGACAGGTGTGAATGAGTTAAAAGAAGAAATAATAACAACCAAGCTGGATTTATTATTTGGATATGAGCAAGAAGCTACTACATTAACCAAATTCAACAAATTAAAGAATGAACTAACAAAGGATTTAGAAGACGTTATGGAATATAAAACACAATTTATCGAGGTTGTTTCTAATTTAGACAATAAATCCGAATTAAATACTAAAATGACTATTTTTTACAATAAAATAACTCTTATTAAATCAACAATAGATGAATTCAATGAAACTGGTCAAATACAATTAATCAAAGATATGATTTCCACTTATCAAACCGAACTGGTTCCATTATTACATGAATTACGCGAGTTAAAATATCGTTATATGGCTATGGAATATGATAGAGATACAGATACGCATACGCTAGTAAGAAAGGTATTTACATTACAAGACATGACTGTTCCATTTGATATTCCGTCTGTAGAATCATTTGTCCTAGGTAAAATACAAGACGAAGAGGTATCTAGAGGGATGATAAGTGCGAATAGTAATGAATCATACGAGAGTGATTACTAGATTACTAAAATAGATTGTAAAACATTATACCGCTAAAAATATTATCGACGAGTAATATAAGTAAAAAGCATGTTTCTCATAAATTTTCGCGTATTTCTCTTAAGTTTTCTATTTGGTCTAATGTGTGTGTATATAACAAGCCCACCACCCAAAGAAATAACCGTATATCCTACTGGTGATAATACTCATTTATTCCAGTTTCGCGACAAGGTGGATAATTGTTTTCAGTTAAAACAAAACATAGTAAAATGCTCTAATAATGCGGAAGAAATACCTTTGCAAGTATAGTCTATATGTAACAATCACAACGATTATCGTCGTATAAATAATTATGTACGACTATAATATAGGTATTATAAATGGCGTTTGAAAAACTATTTCGTACTGAAACAGGAAAGATAATTATGTCAACGCTTTTAGGACTGGGTCTAGCCACATTGTTTAGAAAAGGTTGTATTGGTCGCAATTGCATTGAATTTAGCGCTCCTAGTTTAGAAGATATTAAGAAAAAAGTTTATAAATATGGCGATAATTGTTTTAAATATGAAATGGAATCTCATGGGTGTGAGAGAAGAAGAAAAAATGTGAATTTTGCGTAATTCTGTTCATCTATCAATCTTTTCATTATATTAGATATGTCTGATACTACAAGTTTAGCTGATTTACCAAGTGATCCTGCTATCGGTAGTGGTAGCCAAAATGTTGTTTTACAAACAACTGATAAACAGAGTACATACGACCCAAACGATGGAATCTCCGCTGCTGGTGCTGGTGCTGGTGCTCCTGGTGTTGGTGTTGGTGTTCCTGGTCCAAATATTGATTCTAGTGAAATTCATGAGCAAAAAATGATGAACGAATTAGTTAGTGGGATTCAACAAGCCAGTGCAAATGGGGGCACATCATTACCTTCGCGTGATATTCCAACAAATACAGTTCATTTTGCGGATGATCAAGTGAAACCAAATTATGTACCTCAACAAGAACAATCTGATTACATTCATAATACAGATACAGAGCAAGATATATTAGCTAGACGTGTGAAAAATCAAAACTCACGCGATTCACTCGAAATATTATATGATGAGTTTCAGATACCCATTATAATTGGACTATTGTATTTTATCTTTCAACTACCTATTGTTAAAAGCAAAGTATTGGCTATATTACCTTCCCTTTTTAATAAAGATGGCAATCCTAATTTGACAGGGTATATTATAAACAGTCTATTTTTCGGAATAGCTTATTATATTATTTCAAAAACATTGGTTCATTTACAGAATGTATAAGTAGAATAATTGTAATGTAACTAGATAATATTTTCTTTCTACGTAAATATATATTAATGATTTCAGATATTTCTTTAATTTTTATTTATATAGCGTTGTTCGGATTATCCGATATTTTTCTCCGTGTTTATCACGTTGAATCAATACAAGCCAATGTATTATATTATTTATTCATCTTAGCAATTGCTATCCTTTTTCACATATATAAGATATAATTTATAGAAAATAAAAAACAACTTTTTGGTTACTTGTTTTTTATTATTTTTAGTATATTGTTTTGTTTTGTTATCATTGTTTAACCGGTTATTACTGCTTCTTTGAAGCATGTTGTTCCTTCATATGTATATACAATTCGAACTTCAATACCACTTTTAACGAAAATCTCGGCACCTCCACCACCATCACCGTAACCCCATCTTTCACTTCGAATATATTCACCAACATATTCTAATTCATTGGAAGTGAAATATTTTTCATTTGGATGCCTACCCTCTCTTCTAGTATATATGGCAAAGAAATAGGATGTACCTGTTTCAAATTTGGTTAATCTAAATACTTCTGTTTCAGGCATAGTAATATACTTTACTGTTATGAACTTATATGAATGCTTATAACTTTAGTTAGATAAACACTTCAATTTTTAACGAGTGTTTTTAACGTGCTATTAATGATATGATGCAAATTATAATAGACAATGAGTAGTTATTCACAGAAAATAATATGTTATAAACGTAAGATAATATATTATTATGGCTTTGCAAACATTTATAAATACTCTTATAGAGAATGTTCCTGAAAAACATTTACCAAAAAAAATAGATTTAGTATTAGATGGAGGAGCATTCAATGGTGTATATATGCTAGGTAGTTTGTTTTATATAAAAGAATTAGAACGCTCTAACAAAATAAAAGTAAACAAGGTATCAGGATGTAGTATAGGAGCTATCATAGGACTCTTGTTTTTATTAGACAAAATGGATATTTCAATTGGGATATGTAACGACTGTTACAAGTATTTAAGAAAGCATCAAGATTTAAAAAAGGTAATTGTAAAATTTAAGAAAACGATGAATGAAATTATTAGTGAAGAGGATGTACAATTAGTAAATAATCGTTTTTACTTGACCTATTTCGACACAATTAAAGGCGAACAAATCGTCAAGAAAAAATATAAAAATAAGGCTGAATTAATTGATAATATCATTAAATCTCTCTATGTACCTTATTTAATGGAAGGAAAGGCAACAGATAATGATGGTTGTATTGATGGTGCGTTCCCATATATGTTTAAAACAAAAGACAATGGTAGCAAGGTTCTATTTTTGAATCTACAAAGCCTAGATAAAATAAAAAATATGATTTTCATAAAGAACGAAAAGAATATTTACTCGCGATTACTTGAAGGATTAATGGACACTCATCAGTTTTTCGAGAAAAACGTCGCCAATAATTTATGTAGTTATGTGAATGATTGGAACATGATTGATGTATTATTTTTTAGATTGAGAGAAATAGTATATATAATTCTTGTATATATCTTTCGATTAGGATTACATATAGATGATTTATTACCAGAACGTCTAAAAAATGACACCTTTATTAGACAACACATATCTGTATTTAAAAATATTTGGAGAGATATAATGTTATATTTGACTGTATAATTATCGAATACATGATGATACACATATTTTTTTGAATAATATTTATGTTTATTATTCAAAAAATAGTCAATATAGAAAAGAATCAAAATAATCAAAATAATCAAAATAATCCAAATACTCCTTTTCCTTTTCTTTTCGTTTTCGTTTTATTGCGTTTATTCTTCTTGTTGTGTTTTTTTGTACCATGTTTGGAACTATTGTTTCCTTTTTTCATATTATCTTCTTTCTTTTCCTTTTTTTCCATTTTTTCTTCGAATGGAACATATCGTAAAAACCACGATTCATACTCTTTTGAGTTTCTTTTGTTCTTTAATTCCTTGTATTTTTCCGCCTTGGTGTTTCTCATTTCTTCCAAGGTATCTTGTTTTCCGTAACAATTAATACTAAATCGTTTTAAAAGTCCCTTTTGCTGTAGTCTGTTTTTCTGTTGTACATCAAATAAATACTGAGCCATACATAAGATGCGATTTTCATCATAATAGTCACGGTCGCTATAGAAAAACGCAAAATAAAAACTCAACATGGTATCAATCGTTGCTACGCGAACCGTTTTTTTCCCCTTTTTAATAATATTATAACTATGACAGGCCAATGGTTTATAAATAAAAGCGACAGTTTCTTCTATATTATTGATTTTCACCTTTATTTCATAATGAGGCGCAATGAGTTCTCCTATTCCCTCGTGTTTTATAAGTTGAATATCTTTGTAATCAAAATCTTCTAATCTCTCCTTCAATATAGCTGCCGCTTTTTCAGGTTCTTCCGCCAATACATCAAAATCCGGTGTTTTTTGGAAGAGTTTCTTTTGCTTGGTAGGCATGTATGTAGAATAAAGAAAACTGGCATACCCTCCAAAAAAAATCAAACCTTGGTCAATAAAAGAATCACGTACAGTATAATATAATTGTTCCTCCTCCTTTGCGTCAATACGTTCAAATTCTCGTTGAAACAATTTAGGATCACAGTGCTTACCACGTAATGGGTAATTCTTATTTAATAAGATAAGTCTTTTTAGCACCTTTTCCCAACGACTAATATCGCCAGCAGGACGAGACAATTCCAAATACATATTCATGCGAAGAAAATTAGGAGGACAATATAATATACCATATACGCGAATTGCTTCTTTTTGAACACGTTTAAATAGCGGTTTTTCTAAATAAGTAATATCTGCTACAGGAATAAAATTGACAAATACTTTATATGTGCCATAATGAACACCAGCTTTTGCTTCCACTTCTTGAAACCCCTCGTTATAATAAATATCTGCCAATTCTTTTGCGTCTTCAAGAGAAGTCGGACTATAAAAATCGTAATCCGGAATTTCAATGTCTTTATCATAAAACTGATCATCTAGTGGAAGAATATTATTAATAGCGGTTCCACCATAACAAACTAATCGTTTCTTCTTTAGAAAATCCTCCAATATAGAAATTATTTTTTTAACATCAGGATCACTTACAGTCTTCTTACCTTTACGTTTTTCAGCAATATCAATGGCATCTCTCAATATAGCAACTTCCTTTTCTTCCAAGGTTAGTTTATTATTACACGATGACATGGATTATTATATATATAATAATGACATAAAATTATTATATACATATTTGAATAGATAAATCATTTTATGTATGAACTTATACACTAAATGAATAGTAATCAGTAGATACATCACGAGTCGTAAAAGAATTCTCTGGATTTTGCGGAGTAGGATCAGGAATAGTGACTGGAATAAATCGCAAGTTTTCAGGTTTTAATACAAACGCGTGTCCAACTTTGTCGAAAAACATTGTATAATACTGCATATTATCATCAAAGTTTTGGAAATTCATACCAACCCATTGACACCCATAGTTAAAATTCAATACAGCAGACATGTTATTGTTATAAACACTTAAATCTGGCATAGCTAGAGTCATGTTTTTCTTGTTATATTCAATTAATTCATCGGAATTTGGTGTATTAACAATATCATAATGACGCAAAGATCGCAAAAACATGGAACTGGATGCAATATTTACATATTCCTTTAGGGGTGTATTTTCAAAAAGAGGGTTCGCACGATCAACTGAAATTATGATTTTTCCAAGGAATAATTTCAAGTCTTCACTACCCAAGTTTTTGCCGACATATTGGTAACTATATTCTTTGTCTAATAATCTAGATTGAATGGTATTATAAATGGTATCTGCCATTTTTTTATACATTTTATCGTTATTACTGGAAATTCTAAAGTGTAATATCAATGGATCATTGGGGTTGGGACAAGAACCACCACTAAATGCATAATTATTTACTACTTGTAATGCTTCTTCTAAATGTATTTGATTGTATGTTTGCTTCACTGTATAGTTATCTACAGATGAAGCTGCTATAATAGGCTCATCGTTAATGGAATAAATATCAAAATCCAAAACACGAGCACCTTGAGCAATACATGTTTTTAAAGCACAAATATTAACATAATCGTTTTTAAATTGACCACCACAACAACAATTGTAAGCGGTTTTTATATAATAATCTCTCAGCTTGTAACTATATGCGGCATCATCTGGATTGATAGATGATATATTTGGGAAAGCTGAATACACTTTTCCTAGGGCATCGCAATTATTATTATTAAGACGAATTTTATCAACGGTGTAAGCGATTAAACCAACTATTAAAATAACGATTACGAAATAAGCAATATATTTTACCATGACAGCTTTATTTTGTTCTTTAAACATTTTTGAAAACATTTGATGAGCATTCTTTAAATTTTCCATACTTATAATAGTAGATGAAAAAATATTTTAACAATGAATGATTATATATTATTGCTAGATTATGCCACTTTTATTATGTAATTTTATAAAAAGTTAAACAATAATTAATGTATGATAATTATATATAAGTATTATGCCTGGAGGATTATTAAATATAGTAGCTTATGGAAATCAAAATGTATATTTAAACGGAAATCCATCAAAGACCTTTTTCAAGACAACATATAAAAAATACACCAATTTCGGTCTTCAAAAGTTTCGCCTAGATTTTGATGGCCAACGTTCGCTCAGATTATCAGAATCATCTAAATTTACGTTTAGAATGAAGCGATATGCGGAATTATTACTAGATACATATTTAGTCGTTCAACTACCTACTATATGGAGTCCTATTTATCCACCACAAGATTGTAGTGGAAATTGGGCACCTTATGAATTCAAATGGATTGATAATTTGGGCACACAAATGATTGAAGAAGTGGAAATAGCAGTTGGCGGACAGACACTAAATCGTTACTCAGGAGCATATCTACTTGCGATGATCCAACGCGATTTTACAACCGTAAAAAAAGCACTATACGATAACATGAGTGGTAATGTAGCCGAATTAAATGACCCTGGAAACGTTGGTCCACGCGTAAATGCTTATCCAAATGCATATCATACCGACAATCCAGTTGGTCCGGAACCCTCTATAAGAGCGCGGAAGTTGTATATTCCAATTAATTTTTGGTTCACATTGGCTGCGAAAATGGCTTTTCCTTTAGTAGCTCTCCAATACAACGAATTGGAAATTAATATTACACTTCGACCCATACAAGAATTAATTGTTATTCGAGATGTAGCAGACCAACAAAATAATTACCCATATGTTCAGCCCAATTTTAACGAACCATTACAACAATTTTATCGTTTTTTACAACCTCCTCCTGATATTTCATTAAATACGGTATCATCCTATCAAGATAAACGAACAAATTGGAATGCGGATGTTCATTTAGTATCTACTTATGGATTTTTGTCCGAGGAAGAGTCGAAAGTATTTGCAGCACGAGAACAAAAATACTTGTTTAAATCTATCTATGATTGGAAGTTTTTCAATGTTACAGGTAGTCAGCGAGTGAAAATGGAAAATACAATGGGTATGGTTTCATCGTGGATGATGACATTTCAGCGAAATGATATTAATTTAAGAAATGAATGGAGTAATTACACAAATTGGCCTTATAATTATCTGCCTCAGGAAGTCGATTTTGCGGATCCGTCTGGAAATTTGGTATTGGATTGCAATGCTGTTACTCAGGCAGGTATTGGTCCTGGTCATAATCCATCTGACGGAAAACATACTGGATATTTTACTACAGGTGATTTTAATCCTCAAAATCAAAAAGACATTTTATTGCAAATGGGTATTTTATTAGACGGAAAATATCGCGAAAATGTATTGGATGCTGGTGTATATAATTACATTGAAAAATACGTAAGAACATCAGGTAATGCTCCAGACGGACTCTACAATTATAGTTTTGCCATTCATAACGATCCATTTGATTTTCAGCCATCTGGTGCTATGAATATGAGCAAATTTCGCGATATTCAGTTGGAATTTACGACATATAGTCCTCCACTAGACGAAGAAGCTCAGTTTTACACCATTTGCGATCCTTCAACAAATGAAATTATAGGTGTAAATAAACCAAATTGGCGATTATATGATTACAATTACAACATGACTGTATTTGAAGAGAGATACAATGTGATAACATTTGTTGGTGGTAATTGTGGGTTAATGTATGCTCGTTAATAATGTTATACCTTATGTAACTTTTACTAAGATTACAAGTTAAAAATAAAAAATAAATAATTTATAAAAGTATTTATTTTTTAAAAGTTTCTAGATTCTTTATCGTAACATGGAGTTACCAGTTCCGCTAATACCTGATTTGCTAGGCTCTCCGTATTTAGTTTCACGCTTATTGAATGTGTCACTAGGTATTTCAGGTGTTTTAGTATTTGATAATGGACAATTTAATCCTTTGTATGGATCCGCAGTCCAGGCAGTGTTTGCTGAATAAACACCACAATCGGAAAACATTCCTGTAGCTGATTTTCGACATTTGTAATCTACTGTAAATTTATGATCATTTGGGTATTCAAATTCAGTTGTTGGTAAAGCATATTTTTCTTGTTCTGCTCCAGGAAAGTCGCCCATTGTATCGGTTGTTTCTCGGTCAAACGCCTCAGGATTGCTAGGCTTTAAATGAGTAATCATTTCTTTAGTGTATCCGTTACTTACAGTCAATATTTGCGTATCTTTAATATAGTTAGAATCGGCGGTACCAATTTTATAAGAGCCTGGAGGTTGTATTATATTTTGTACTTGCTGAGGAGTAAATGCTTCTTGAGAGAAAAAGATGCTTTTTTGAAAAATATATTGTTGATAAAGGAAATACAGAAATATTAAAATAGCAATACAAATAAATACTTGTTCTGTCATATAATCTAATATTAGATTAAATAATGAAGAGACAAATATAAATTATAAATAAAATCAACTAATTTATATTATATTTTTATTTACACATTCGAGTCATTTTCACCTTCGAGTCATTTTCATTTTTCTACTTCGTTTCATTTTTCTACTTTGTTTTACTTTTCTACTTCGTTTCACATTTCTACTTTGTTTTACTTTTCTATTTCGTTTTACTTTTCTACTTCGTTTTACTTTTCTACTTCGTTTCACCTTTTTATTTTTATTTTTATTGCTTTTTTTAATTGACCTAAATTTACCATTTCCACCCAAATGCTTCAAAGTAACCGATTGTTTTGGAACAAATAATATTTTTAACATATCAAATAATAAAAAGCTCGTAACATAAAATTCACAACCGGTTCGAATATTAGTATTATACCATTCTAGTTCAGCAATATTATTTTGTATTACCTCGTCAGATGGGTTGGTTATACCTAAAATTTTATAATAATTTCTATAGAAATCAATGTCTTTTTGATTAAAAAACTCTGAATAATTGCATTCATTCGGATTTTTATCAGGACTTCTATCCTCTCTTCTCATATCAAAACCTGTAATTGTATCTGTACCTTGGTTTGGTATTTCATTCACTCCGAAAACAGGCTTAGAATTGCGAAAAAAGGAATCAAATCTATTTCCAGCATAGGTTGCTATTGCTTTTTTAACATGACCATATGATTCTATTTCATCTCGTTCTAATTTAAAAAACAATAATTGTTTGTCATCTTCAACTTTAAAGGGATAATACAATAGCACACTTTTAGACTCACTTTTTTTATCTTGAGAAGTTGGTTCATCGCATAGTCCTTCTAAGGGTGGATTAATACTTCTTTCAAATTTTGTTTCATTTGTAGGAAGACATGCGATATTTTCTCCTTTTCCAGAAGTAAATACTTTATTATGACTTTTATGCGTTTTTTTTACAGTAACTAGTTTTGATGTAACATCTTGACCACGAACATCTTTATCAGGATTATTACATAAATATATACCATTTTCCATTTTTAATTGGTTATATGTTAGTAAATTAAACAGTAATTTCCCAAAATCACTAAATACAATAGTTCCTGCTGAAAAACAAACGTTTCCCTTTGAAAAAAGATTAAATATTGAGTCTATAAATGATCTTATTTGTACATCACTATATGATGCGGTACCATATGTTTTATCTAAAAATGGTGTATTTAAGTAGTTGATTACATCATCGCCTAGTCCATGACTTAATTTCGCTCGTAAATCATCATCTGTATATTCTTCATTTTTTTCTTCAGATTCTGGATTTTTATCAAATACTTTAAACATTAAATTCCTATTAATCTATATTAAGATTATTATAATTAATAGGAATTTAATTACTGACTATAGGTGTTCATTTCGATTTTATCTTTCTTGTTTTCACCTTTATCTTTGATTTTTTTGAACTCTTTGAACTCTTTGAACTCTTTGAACTCTTTGAACTCTTTAAACTTCTAGATTTCCTGCTAATTAATTTATCTACATATTTAGATTTACAATGTTCATACAAACCTTTGTCGGTAATATATTTTTCGATTCCAGGCGTCGTAAAATTCTGAATAT